GCAAACTCAGCAAATGTTTGGCCAGGGAAAAACTCGGGTGCGCCAGCTTGATACTGACGTAAAGCCTCAGCTAAACCGTACTGTGCATAAGGCTCTGCAAAGGCTGGTAATCCCTGCGTTGCGGTGGTTTGTGTCGTTTCTACTGCCATTTTCTTTACCTCTGGCTATAATTTACACTCTAATTTAGTGTTTGTAAAACTCTATCCGATGATGACATAATTATATGTTTTACCTGCCACGCTGTTAGGCAGATGGTTAACTGTTGCCTGACCTTTTTGTCTGTCTGTGACATACATCTCAAATGCTGTTCCGCTAGTTTGAGATGGAGCTAAAAGCCTGGCGTTTACCATTAGTGATGGAATAGCTGGAATTGCAAATGGACTTGTTAGGGCTGAATAAGCCTCAAGATAAACATTTGCGTGTTCTGCGGCTCCAACAATCTCAATATAATCACCAGCATCTAACTCAAGAGGATGGTTTATTGATACTGGCATATATCCATCTACTGAGCCGTGATGCTCCACTACTGCAAACTTTGTTGCAGAGTGTGGATAGTCTGTTCCGTTTACTCTAACCCAAAGAAACCCATTGTAGATCTGCGGTTCCATGTTCACAAACAACGCTGATATATCAACATCGTAAATACCAGCATAGTCAACTGTGATCTGATTAGATGATAATGACATACCATAAGCATATTCAGTTTCACTTAACGTAAGAACTTGCGGTGTATTCGCCGCAGAAAATGTAATATCCGAATGATTCTCAAAAGTGCCATACGGGTATTTATTTGTTGCCGCCGCAGAAAGAGAAGCAGGGGCAAAAAGAATAACTGAGTCAGCACCAATCCGACGATCAAGTAATGTTGTAGTAGTCGCACCGCCTGTATCCAGTGTTATTGTACCAGTAGAGTTTAGCTTACCTTCAACAAGGTTATTGACAACCTCCGCAACCTCACGCGGAGTGCCTCCTAGATTTGGTAGCCTACGGTACTGGTTAGCCATTACCTACGCCCTATCGTCCCAAAGTCTAAATCAATGCCCTGCGCTTTTTTCCAGCCACCTGTAAGGTTAAGCCGTATCCTGTGATAACGACCATTAGACCTAACAGGGATAAGGTTATCTGTATTTAAGCTAGATGCAGTGCCAAATGAGTATGTGTCAATCTGACGGTTACGCGATGCTATTTGCGCAGTGACGTTCCCAGATGCGTTTTCACGAAGCGTAACATAAGGGATAACATTTCGGAGCATAGTGAAAGAACCTGTCTTACCTTCAAACTCAGCCGTTTCAATAGTCGCCGAAAGCGTAGAACCAGTAAACGTTTGGATCTTATTGTCTTTAGAAGCTGCAAAAAGAAACTCTCCACCACGGTAAATAGCTCCATCAAGAGAAGCAGGTAGAACATCAAGAGCACCAAAAGCGGCATCAAGATCCTCCAAGGTATAACCAGCAGTATATACAGGAGCGACCAGATCCACGGCGATGTCAGCCGTTGACCACTTACCAAGCGCGTAATTGTAAATGATAAGTTTGTCAGCAGAGCCATCACTTGATGCAGTGCTTGCGTAAGACCATACGATAATTTGCCGAAGAGGATCCGCAGATGCCGACATATTCCTTGCGTGTTCACCATTCCAATCCTCTAAGAAAAAGCGGTTTACTTTTTCTGCGCCAATAGGCTGTGACCGCTCACCGTCAAACATATAAAAGCCATCGTCAGCAAGATAGAACACACTATGGCCAACATTGCAGACACTGCCTGGCACCTTACATCCACGCACAGTCTCAACCTTGTCAAACTGGAAGATCAGAGGTGAGCCAATATATGAGGCGCGAACAATACCTTTCTCAAGTAGGATTGTTGCATACTCTCCGCCGACTAGTCCAGTTACGTCGCCCATGTCAGCAATGTCTTGGAAGTCAGCCTGAGTCGCCGCAGAGATAGCCCAGCTTGTATGATCGCCAATACCAGACCAACGCACACGGTATGGCTTGTTACCGTCCGTCGCGTCATAGGTAAAGCCTGTCATCACAAAGTCGCGCACAACCGCAAGATACTTAGCGCGTGGTGCATCAGCAGAAAGGTCGGCAAACTGCGTACCAGTGTAAGCCGTGATATACTGAATAGGATCGCCAAAGTTAGTGCCGATTACGTCTTGGCCAAACTGCACAAAACGCCAGCGATCATCGTCATCTGTGCTGTAGTTTCCAGCCTTGCTGACATTATCAAGCGTACTTGTGGTCGTGTTAAACTGATAAATCTTGCCACGGTCAGCGGCATACAAGGCGATCTGACCATCGTCATCAGCCGCCGCAATCATACCAACAAGCGGCCCATCAGCGGCGGCGCTAATAGGAGAAAGGCTTTGCATACTCTCATAGCCAATAGCCGCTGGAATTACGTTATTGGCAATGGTTACACCAGCATTACCAAAATCAGATTGATCTGGTAAAAATTCGCCAAACTGTATCATTTGTCACTCCAAACTTCTGAACCTGCATCTATCTTTACCCAAGTACCAAGACCAGCGGCAACAAGGTTCCAGCTTTCATCTTCCGGCGGAATCTTAGTCCAAGTATCTTCTCCAACTATAACATCAGACAATACAGTATCCGATACCGCAAGAATAGACCACAATTCACCCAGTTTTTCTGCCTCTACGGATAGAGAAGCTGTGGCAAGTGGTGTTGCACGACCGTCAGCAAAATAGAAGCCGTTAGCCGTTGCTGTGGCAAATACGTTTACATTTGCGTTGGCACTAGCAACAAAACCACCAGCCGCTTCAACAGTAGCAGAGGTAGATGGCTGTGCCTCACCAAGACGCAACCGCACAGCTTCGGCAGTAGTCGTAACAGCGGAGGATGCAGATGCCGCGCCAAACTGGATACGAATACCTTCAGAGGCAACACTAGCGGATGTGCTAAGTGCAGACTCGCCGATAACAATACGGATGCCCTCAGAGGCTACCGTGGCGTTTGTAGATGCAGATGCCTGACCGTTGGCAATAAGGAAAGCCTGTGCATCCATAGTCGCTGGGCCAGCCAGCATAGATGCGCCAAACTGTATCCGTATTCCTTCGGACGTAACACTGGCAGAGGCATTAAGAGATGCCTCAAATGTCAAGATACGCAAGCACTCAGCAGATACGCTGACAGATACAGACGCTGATGCTGTATGTAGGAATATACCAAAACCAGCGGCAGAAACAGATGCGCTGGTTGATGGTGTAGACTCACCTTCGCGTAAAGCCGCAGTCAGCCAGATAGGGTCGTCAAGACTATACGGTAGAGTGTCTAACGTACCCCAGTTATCTAGCTGTTCTAAATTTGGCCCTACGATTTCGGCCATAATTAAGCCGCCGTGATGTCAACACCCGATGTGGCAATCTTAAAGATGTCACCTTCGTTGATGGTCTTGCTTGCAGTCAAAGCCGCATGGAACAAAAGGTTGCCAGCAGAAGAAGCATCCCAGATACCGATATGTGTAATCGTTCCCCAGTTGCCACCAGAAGCGGCAGGAAACTCAACAGCGGCATCGTTGCTTGCCGTTCCACCAGAAGATGCACCAAAAGAAATCGACTGACGTGCATAGCCGTTGCCGCTTACTTCTGTGCCTGTACCAGCATCGGTAGGATCGGCAGTGTGCAGACCTACATAGATAGTGGCTGGGGAAGCTGTGGATGATGTTCCAAGAAAGTGATCCAGAAAAGCATTTTCCAGATAATCGCTCATTGCGCTCATGTTAATTCTCCGTAGTCAGATTTCATAAAGAGGGCGCTACCAGCGTGTTTACCACGCTCTTCTTCTTTCTTTATCTCATCAAGTGACCGTGTAAACAACTGCTCATATAAAGCAGTCTTTTGGTCATCCATAAGATAAATGCTCGCTTGAGCAAGTGCGCCATACAGATATGCGTCGGGATGGCGTGTTAGCATAGTATTGGTCGTGTTGATGTCTGACAAATCAGCAACACCCTCTACATATACAATCTCTGCTGTGTAGCCGCTATCTGGCGTGGGAGCAAACTTAATTTCTGTGCCAATGATAGTGTAGCCACGCGGCTTACCGATTGCTGTAGATGAGTACGTTTCATCCAGCTTGGCTGGGGTGTAATACTCAAGAACCTCAATCGGGTTAGTATTTAGCTTTACAAGACGAATAGCGCGTAAGTCTGTTGGCAAAGATACAAATGCGTCACCAGACGTTAGCGTAGCTGTTGCGCGTTTCTCCTGACCACGCGACTCCAATAGTCGGCTCATACGTCCCTCAGCTAATGCAATAAACTCAGGAATACGATCCGTTAAGTCATCACGGGCTAGGAAATTAGCAATAGCCGTTTTTAATTCTGAGTAAGTTCCAATAGCCATTATACGTTACCGCCGCCTGTTCTAAAGAAACGATTGTCATAATCGTTTAGCCAACGCTTCCATGCGTTAGGATTGTCTTTTGGTCGTCCAAATTTCTGAACCAGCTCATGGTACAACCCTGCGGGAATATCGGCAACCTTTTGTTGATGGCGCTGAGTATTTCCTAAAAGACTACCATTTCTGTATTCGTTTGCTTGCTTTTTGTTCTCCTGCAAAAGCGCATCTACATTCTGTGTTGTCTCAAAAATAAAGCCACCGTCAGGTTGAAAGTGGCACCAAGTTTCTTTGCCTGTAACAGCATCTTTATGTACTAGCTTCTTCATGTCTCCCTCACAAGTGAGTTAGGGGGTGGTTTCAAGGCCACCCCCCGCATCAATTACGACAGGTCGTAAACTGCGCCGTGTGCTTTCGGTGCAGATACTTTCAGCGTCCACTCAGTGATAATCTCAAATTTCTGAGAGTCACCAGTTTTCGCCAAATCGTTTACTGCAAAGTTACGGCCAGGCAACGTGCAGACAGAAGCATAGTCGCTGTCAAGCAGGTATACACGGTCGTCCGAAGCAAAGCGGTCGATTACAACGTCAAGCTGACCAAAGTCAGACAGGTACAACGAAACCGAACCAACGAT